CCACCAATGTTAATACCTACAGTACAAGCAACAGTACCACTAGGGGCAATTTGCCATTGAACATCCGTACCAGCTGGATAAGTAAATGGGAAAGTACGTTGGATATTAAACTGTTGTACAAACGGAGTTTGCAAAATCACTCTACGAATTAATGTTGCCGATGAATTTAAAACAGATGGATACTGTGCTACAACCCTGTATGTGCAGTAGTTTGCAGTATTACCAGTAAATGAGCTGTTTGCAGTAAATCTTGTCAATTGCAAAGTGGTGTTTGCTGGAACTGTGTAAACAGACATTTGAGACGTGCCAATACTGATAGTGCTACCGTTGTAAGTAGTTGTATTGATCTGCGCATATTCAACAGCACCAGACGTTGCAGCTTGGTTTTGAATGGTAATAACACCAGTAGGTTGTACTGTGGAAGCTAATGCAACAGCAATGTTATTAATACGGTAATACGATTTAACGGTTGCTACGCCTGTTCCTGCGGTTGCGCCTAATGCAACAATTTCAGATATTGGGTTGTAGTTTGCATCTAATCCAGTAACTTGAATTAACGCACCAGCATCTCCTGCGCCTACTGTACTTGCAACATACATTACTTGTGCTGCTACTGGAAATACATAATTGGTGGTGGGAGAGTTTTCCCACATGGTTACAAATAAACCAGCAGTTGTGCCAGTCGTTCCATAACCAAAAATATTTAAAGGCGTATGTCCTGAAATTTGATTGCGTGATACTTGCAAATCAAATGGCTCATACTTAGCCTGACGGCTAATCGACTGCACCGAGTTATTGGTGCTTGGTATTCCACTTGGGCTTTGTGCCATATTAATCTCCTAAGTTTTAAAAAAGGGGGACCTTAGTCCCCCAAGAGGATTAATTAGTCAAAGTTACCGTATGGGTAAGTTGTACTTGTACCAATGTTCATATCATTCTGGTTGTAACGAACTGTTAATTCAATTTGACCAGAAGATAAACCAGCAGCAGTTGTAGTCATCGCCAAAGTAACAACTACTTGGCTAAACCATGAAGGTTGTTGACCAGGTTGTAAGTTTTGGAAATCTTGCAAAGTAGCGTTGCTATTGGTTAACTGTGAGCCAACGTATGTTCCTGTATAACGCTGTGCAGCTGGGCTAGAGATGTTAGCAAATGTTGCATAAACACCAGTAGAAGTTGCAAAGTTATTAGAAACATAGGGTTGAATTGCGCTTACAGCCACTGGTGTACCAGCTGAATCTTTAGGAACTGTACCAATATCAAGGATAATGTCAGTGATATTGCAGCTATATGGCAAATAGAACACTACGCCACGATATACAAGGTTTGTTGCATCAGCTGTTGGAGCTGTAGCTACAGTAGGTCCATTAGTGCTATAAGCACCATTTTGCGGAGTATAAATAACACCAGCAGAGTTAGGAATATTGTTTGAAGCAACAAATACTCTAGAACCGCCACCATAGTTAGCACCAGGTGCTGTTACAGAAAAATCTAATAGTGCTGTTTGAACGAGGTCGGTATAACCAACGTCACGAACAGGGCCAAAACGATTATCACCCGATAGAATCGGACCATCAAATGTACTACGTCCCATAATGGACTCCTTATGCAAAAGTACTCATAACGGATCTTTGCATCGTCTGCTGGGGCAGTGGTGTTATGAGTAATTACCCAGTATTTAAATCATACAACAAATAAAAGAAAAAGAGGGGGTTTTTTATGCCCCCTCTGCACTACTTAGTAAGAACCGTATACACCTAATGGATCAGAAACGCCGAAGCTGTAACGCTCACGGGATTTGTAACGTACGTTACCAGTGTCAAAGTCACCGTCCATGCTGTTCTGCAATGGAATACGAACAAAGTGTTTCAAACCGTTTGGTACATCAGTTGTCAAGAACCATGCATTGGTTGCGGTCAAGAAGTGGTTAATTGTGTAACCTTCTGGAACAGAACCGTTGTTCTTAATAGCGTTGATATCGTTGTTGTTTGTACCAACACGGAGTTCTGTGTCGAGCAAACGGGTAGCAACGAATTGCAATGCTGGTGGAACTACAAGTTTCTTAGGACGAGCAGCGATCAACAGACCACGTTCATCAGTCCAAGCTGCAATCTGAATAACAGCGTTTTCCAACGCAGTTTCGTTCAAGTCAGCAGGAGTAGATGGAGTGTTGGCGTTAGTACCACCAGAAATCAACGGATGTGCTGTAGAGAACAAAGGCTGTCCGTCACCGTAGGTAACTTGACTATTAAAGCCGTTATTCAAAACTGCAGCCGCTTTTACCTGTTTGGTATAAGCCATAGCACGAGCTAGACCTTTGGTGTAGCGAGCAGATAAAGAGTCGTAGAGGTTGTCCTCAATTGCCTCTTCAGTCAAGCTAAAGCCAAGGGCGATAGTTTCGTGGTTGTAGCGAGCTGTCCATGCTTCTTGTGCATTGTCATACGCGATGGCTTGGCCTTCGTTTTTGACTGGTGCAGCTGAGAAGCCTGACAGTTTTGTTTCTTCTTCAAAAGAACGCTCAGAAGTCTCTGTTTCATAGATCTCTTTGTGTTCTTCACCGTAGCGAGCATACTCTAAACCGAACAATGCGTTCAATCCAGGGAGCAACTCTTTCAGTAGTTGTGCGCGTGAAATAGCCATTTAAAAGCTCCTTAATTAAACGCCAGTTGCATTGTTGTAACCATGGTAACCTGCGTTCCATGTTACTAATGCTTCTGGGTAGCCAGTGAAAGAAAACTGTGCAGCTGTCGACTGAGCAGTAGAAACTGCTGTGTTGATAGTTACAGTAGTGCCAGATACTGCTGTTACATAAGTATTTGAACCTTGGTTAATACCAGGGCCATTTACTGCCATACCAGGAAGGATTGCACTGTTTGCAGCAGATAAAGTGATAGTAGTGCTAGAAGATGTAGCATTATTTGTCACAGTAACAGCTGAAGCAGGAACCATACCAACGATACGGAAAGCAGCAGAAGTAGTAATAGGTGTGCTTACAGTAGCAGTTGCAGAAACTGCAATACCTGCTTGTGAGTCACCTGTTGTAGTAGAGCCAGTGTTACCAGCAGCAGCACCAATGTAATAAGCATTAGAACCGATGAAAGCTGGGTTAATGTACTGAATAGTAGTAGAACCACCAGTACCAGCTGGGCTTACAACAACTGCAGCTTGGAAAACAGCTTGAGGATCATCTACAACATAACCTTGTGCATCAGGAGCAGTTGTTGAAGACTGCCAGAACTGATAACGGTTTTTGCCGTAAATTGGACCGCCAGTAGTTGAATACTCGCAACCAACAAATACACCAATAGTACCTGCAACAGCGCTAGAAGCGTTGTAAGCAAGAGTAGAGGCAACTAAAGCACCAATATTGGCGCCAGTACCAAGTTGAACAACGTCACCGTTGAACAGGCTGGTGTTATAGCCATTAACAATTGGGAACATACGAGTAGAACCCGCAAATACACGTCCACCAATGAGGTTAACAGGCTTTAGACCGTAAGGGGCCGAAACTGTAGGATAAGCCATGTAAATCTCCTAAATTATTGAGAACCTTTACCAAAGGTCACACTAGACTTCCGTTCCATAAAGATTGGCATTCTAGAATCACTTTGGCGCATTAAATTATTATCTACAGCTTCTGTCTGAGCTTGTGTTTGATTAGCTTCGTAGTCCATACGTTGCTTCACAAGTTCTTCTGGAATCTTGCAGAGTAATAACCCGCCGATCTCGATATTGTCTTTATATTGACCTTCACGAGCGGCTAGCAGTTTGTATTTTGGTTGTTCGTCTACATGCACTGGCTCCCAACCCTCACGAAATTTCGCAGAAATGTTCCGAGGATCAGCAGCATTTAACATTGATACACGAATCCAGCGATAGGCAAAACCAGCTTGTTTATCAGGCTCAGGTAAAAGTTCAGGTGGCATCCACTGCTTAGGACGCTCTGTAATTTCACGGTTTTCCATCTCACGTTGTAATCTATTTGTTGCCATTATTAGGCCTCCAATTTGCTAAGTTCACGGGCGTATTGCTCTGGGGATAGACCAAGTTTTTTGGACAAGGCTACCTGCGTCTTTGTAAGTACCACTCTTTTAGAAGAAGTGCTTCTCTTCGCGGGAGCTACGACCGTACTCATTTTCGTACGCTGAGGTTTATCGTCCTCATCGTTTCTTGATGCAGCGTCAAATTCTTCTGGGAACCGACGTTTTACTTCGTTGTCAATAGATTTATAGTACTCATCGGTACCAATAAAGCCCATGCCATACTTCTCTTGCAGTTCCTCATGGACACCTTCAGCATATTTGCGCATTGACCTTTTATTCGGGTCTACAAACCACTGATTCCGTGATACCCATTCAGCAACCTTAGGGTCCATTTGCGGTTGGACAGGTTGTTGAAACTGCTGTTTCTGCATTTTTACATCATTTTTATCTTTTTGTACAGTAGGTTTAAACTTTTTTGCTTTATCAAGTTTAAGTTGAGCTTTCATCATCTCTTCTTGAGCAGCTAAAAGTCTATCGGAATCACCAGAGTCATAAGCCTCTTTGTAATTACGTCTAGCCTTCTCTAACTCCAGCTTGGCAGAATCTTTATATGTAGAAATAAGCTCTTTTTCGCCATACTTCAGCATATTCTTGAGCTTTTTATTCTCATCTAAGATTGCTTGCGCTGCGTTTAAAGCCTCTTGTTGCTCTCTTAAAGCAGCTTCTTTAGCACGTCTTTCTTCATGCCAAGCTTTCTTATACTGAGCAAACTTGTCTTTTACATTTTTAGAATACTCTTCAGACTCATCTAGATTCTCCAATTGCGCCTTAGCTTCTGGCTCAAGTGGCTTTCTATTACG